TGGTCGCGGCGAACGGGATCGCGTCGAACGGCGTGATGCAGTCCTCGCCATCCTTGCGCAGGATCTCGCTTTGGTCGCCGCCGGTGATGATCTGGTACAGGCAGGGCTTGCCTTCGCCTTCGTAGTCCATCCGAACGTAGTGTTCGGTAATGCGGACGAGCCTGGTGCCCGAGTTGGCCGCGCTCGACGACACCAGCGAATGCTCGTCGACCGTATCGCGCGCGAGCGTCTCGACCCGCGTCGTCCCCGTGTCGTCGCCGAGCGCCCGGATCTGCGCGGCATCAAACCCCTCGGCGATCAGCTGCGCCTGGGTCTTGGTGACGATCTCATGGAAGCAGTAGTTGCAGTCGCGGATCGCGCGCGCGCCGCGCTCGATCCCGAACTCCTCGGGCGGCACGCCCATCACCCGGGCCTGGGCGAATTTTCGTGTGGTGACGATGGTGACGTCGTGCGTGATCGGTGCCGGCGCCGGTTGCAGCGGTGCCGACGGCATAGATTGATTCATGACATCCAACTCTTTGGAGGAACGAATGAGGGACGCGGCTGCCGCGCTACTGGCCTTTGCCACTAGCCGCCTCGGTTGCCAGGTAGTCTTGGATCATGCCGAGTAGCCCGCCGGCGGTCGGCTGGAAGTGGGACGGTCCCGATGAAGCGCTTGCGGCTGGAGCGGCGATGAGGCCGGGGATGCGACCAGGCGTTCCCGGAGGGGTCTGGGGTACATAGGGTACGGCACCTACACGCCCTGAAAACGTCGGTCCGCCTGCGACACGGGCATTCCCTGCATCCATGGCACCATCGAGGGCGCCGCCTCTGACGTAAGGTGTACTCCAATTCCCTATGCCGTTACCAAACGCCCCCGCCGGCCGGCTTCGCAAGAAGCGGATCGGCGGTTCAGTTGCCGGACTAACCGTTGCAACGTCCCGACGAAGGCTTCGATCCAGGGAGGATAACTCATCCTGAGGGCCCATCGCAGGACCGAAGATGTACTTGTTGATAGCCTCACCGATCTGCTCTGGAGTAAACGTATATGTTGCGCCGAAACCGGGAAGACCAACGCCAGCCTCTATCGATGAAATTCTTGCGTTCCATGGCTGCGGTATTCCGCCATCATCCGGGATGCTGGCGTTGACGGTGACAGATGGGACGATTGATGAGATGTTTGCGGTGGCACCATATCCGAGACTGTCCTGCGACGTCATCCCTTTCCTCAGATGGGTTAGATGCATCCCACCCCCACCCACACCGAAGCCGCCGCTCAGCGTGACCCGCGGCGCGGTTGGAGAGCCCGGGTTCCAATAGTAGGTGCCTCCCAGGCCCAAGAATGGCAAAGCGACAGAGATTCCGTCCGGCCGAAGCTTTCCGTCCTTGTTGACTGACATCGTCCTCTATCCTTACATTATGCGAGGTACTCAAAATTGACGACCAGCGCACTGAAGACCATCGAACATATTTCGTGCAACATGACGTGGATCGCTGTCTCGCTGTTGACCGTTTGGTTGATCGGATTGCTGACTTTGATCTGGCGGTACATGGAAAGTATCCGCATCATCCATAACAATCTGACGCCGGAAGCGACGGACTTGGGCTACATGAAGCCAGGCTGGAGATCATTCCTCTGGTTCCGCTTCGCCGGCATCAATCCTTTGCGCCTGAACTTCGTCGGCCGCAGCCGCCTGAACGGCGCAATCTGGAACGAGCGCGCGATGTACGCCTGGATGGCCGCCGGTCTTTTTCTCCTTGCTTACTTGTTCTGATTCAATTCGCGATGGCGCGTTTTACGATTGCCGATCGGGCGAGTGTCGCAAACGCATGCGTAACTCGCAGGGACCGTCCCGCTTGCCGAACGAAAGTCGGATGGAGGGTCCACCGCGGGGGTTCAACTCTTTCGGATAGCTGCTCGTAAAGCTTGGCAACTCCGATTGCCAGCAGTTCGCCGATGGAGTCGCGAAGGACAGGATCATATCCATGAAGAGAAATGGCATCCGCGAGACGTTCGCTCTCTGAGCTCATCCCTTCAAGATAGTCTTAAAAATTGAAAATCGGATCTGTCATGGCAGTGACCTCTTGCTTCGGCAACCTAAGCTCTCGCGCGTCCGCCGACAGTCTCGATCAGATGCGTGATATCCGAATCACATATCCACCCGGGGCGAACGGAGCTCAGCCTCCCTGCCGTAATGGATCCAATAGTCTTTGCGGCGTCGTCTATCAGAAATGAGTGGCCAATACATGTCGAAATCCCGGGCCGCGGTTGGGTCAAGACGCGTGTACCTGCGTTTCTCCAGATCGCCACCGCCGTACTCGCCGATCGAACGGGTGCATGCCCGCTCAAACGAAAAATGCTGAGCGGGATCGTATCGGCCACGCCGGGTCAATTTGCCATGATATCCGCCCGGCGCAAGGCCCGATCGTCGCTCTGACGATCTGTAGGGTCAGACCTATGATAGCGATCAACATCACCACCACGGCGACCCCCGCGATCTACTTTGCAAACCGAAACGCAATGACGCCATAAGCTCGTTTGGTCATTCATTTTCTCCCTGACTAAAATGAGACGATCGCTCAAGATTCGATTTGTAGGCTTGCCAGCCTTTCAGCGCGCGGTGGACCGCGACGACGAAGACCAGCAGCGCAAAGCAACCAAACACGGCATTGCCCAGGGCGAAGAAGCCCAGCGCCAAGGACAGGCATGCTGGACAGGACAGGCCCATGGCTTTGACCCACTCGGCCTGTACTTCTAACGGAGTCGTCGGCTCCAAGGCATAGACGGAGAATGCGTAACGCGACGTCCAGTCATCCTGATATTGCGGGGGCAGCGTGTCGATGATGGCACGATAAACGAACTGCGTGCGAATCGCGCAGACTAACAACAGAAATCCGCCGAGGACGAAAAATACGGTAGCCATTTCGACTTCACCTCCAGCATTCATGCCGCTTGCAACGCGCCCGTTCGAGAGCGGGTCGGCGGGCGCAAGTTAACATGTCCTGCGACGAGCCCTATGCAATCTCCAAGCTCAGTGGAGTGAAACCTTTCTGCCGTTTTGGGCGTTTGACGGCCTGCTCTTCGTCGTCGTTCTGGTGGGGCTCATGCCGCGAAGGACCTGATCCCCGTCCCTCTATGTTCCGTCGGGCCGCGAATTTGCGCTCTCGCTCGCGGCGGCCAGTTTAGGAGCCGGCCGGGCGCGGGCTTCCTGAAGGAGGCTTCAGATTGTTTCCTGGCTCGCGCATCGTATGCGCAACGATCCGCATCGCCCCCTCCGACTCCATCACCGATTGTGCCAGCAGCGCGAACTGGTCCTCGGTGAGGTCGTAATATGTCTCGCGGCTTTCCTCCTCGCGCTCCTCCCACCAGACCTTGACGACGCCGACCTTCGACAGCAGCGCGTCCTTGATGAAGGAATAGAGGATCATGAAGCCGGGATTCTGCTGCATGAAGACGTGATTGACATAGTCCGTCTCCTGCGCGGCAGCCGCCTCGTCCTCGGGGCCCACCGGCTCGAAGCGAACGACCTCGTCGGAGCCCGCGAAGATGTCCATCAGGTGCGGCATCAGGCCTTCGATCGTGTCGGCGACATCGGTCGAGACCGCCCGCGAGCGGCCCTCCTGCGCCGGCATGTCCTTGCGCATGTTGCCGAGGTAATAGTCCATCGCGTCGGCGCGCTCTTCCGCCAGCCGCGCGGCGGAGATGGCGGCGAGTGCGTCGGCCTTCTCCGCGGCGAGCATCGTTTTGAGATCTGCGTTCGACATTTTTGACATTGATCAAGTTCCTATCATTGGAAGCGTCGTTTCGACACTTCGCCCATGCTGGCTGGCCACGAATTCACCGAGGCGATATCGTCGAGGTCGGGGCGCCATCTTCGAGCGACTGCGAACGCATGTAGTCTTGGATCATCCCAAGCAGCCCTCCGGCCCGCGGCTGAAATCGCGCAGCGTCCGAGGGGTCAGCTCCGGTCGCATCGGCGATCAGGCCGGGAATTCCGCCGGGCCGACGCGATGCGGGTCGAGCTTGCGCGTGAACATGATCATAAGGCGTTCTCAGGTCAGGCTGTGCCCACCAGGGCAGTGAAGCTCGATTGGCGCTCGTATCCGGCGTCGTGCCGGTGCCTGGCGGAGGCGCGGCATCGCCGCGCTGAAGGCGGCATCACCGGCACGATCGCGCCCGCCGCATCGACGGTCCAGTCCTGGGGGTTCGACAGAATGTCTCCGATCAGTTGGCCCTCTCGGTAAGCGCCGTGAGCTCCCCATCCTCCCGCAAGCGAACCGCCTGCCGTGAGCGCCGCTGATCCTGCGATTGCACCGGGAAGGCCGCCGACAGCCTGACCGCCAAGCCAGCCCGCCGTCCCGCCAAGAATTCCGCCCCAGGTTTCCCCGGATCCAACCATCCCGTCATGGAGAACGTCGCCTCGTCGTGGCGCGGCGTATCGCGACAATGCCAGCTTCTTTGCTTGACTCTGCGCGATCATGTTGATCACCTTTGTAACGAGATTTCCGGAAGCCATTTCTTCTCCATAGACTTTATTTGTGTTCACATTGGCGACCAACAGAATTCCATGACGCCGGACGAGCATCGGAAGCAAGCTGTGCAAGGCTGCCTGAAATCCCTCGTGGTCAATCTGCTCATTCTCGCAGTCTTCTGCGGCTGGTGGTATTTTGCGTTTGGTGACTGGGGAATCCTCGCCGGCATCGCAGGATTCCTTGCGATCCACTTCGGCAGGTTCTTCAAGGCCGTCTTCGGCAACCCGCCCAAGGTGCCGTCTCTCCGCGAGACCAACGGAGATGGAGCGGCGTGATCAATCAACTTTGCGCGCGACCAACGTGATGGAATAGCCCTCAGCCATCTCTGAATACTCTGACAATCCGCTGTATGGAAATGAAAAC